GGGACTACTGACAACTTTGTTGGTGCTTACTCCCTAACTGAAGCTAACCTTGAATTGGGTATGAAACTTGCACGTGAACAAGTAGATGAAAGAGGAATCTTGATTCAAATGGTTCCTGACACTCTAATCGTTCCACGTGGTCTAGAGTTCACGGCTGAAAAGATTAGCAAATCTGCTCAGTTACCTGGAACAAACAACAACGATATCAACCCAATGAAGGGCCGTTTCAACGTAATCGTTCTTGATTACTTGACTGACGATGGACGTTGGTTCCTTGTTGATTCTAGCTTAAATCCGTTGAACTTCTTCTGGAGAGAACGCTTGAACTTCAAGCAAGATACTGACTTTGATACTGACGTTGCGAAGTACAAAGGCCGTATGCGTTTTAGCTACGGTGTATCTGACTTCCGTGGAATCATCGGGGCTAAACCATAAATAATTAACTAAAGAAGATCCTCTTACTCTCGTAGTGAGAGGGTCTTTTTAAATTGGAGGATATATGATCACCAAAGAATTCGGATTATTAGGTACAACTCAAGATCAAATCCTGTATAAAATATTTGATGAATTAAGAAAGCAAAACGAACTTCTAGCTTCTCTAGTCCAATCAAAGGAAGAAGAAAAACCAAAGAAAGCAAAGGGGGTAAAGAAAGATGTCGGATTATGATATTGGTATAAAACAAGTTCAACTAACGGGAAGAAAAACGCAATATCAACGGGTGGGAGTCAATCAAACGATTACCAACGCTAGTGGCTCAGTAGTTATTGTGGTTGATTTAGGTGGATTAGGGACAAGGGCATTAAATATTGCATATAAAACCAACGCCGCCGCCGCTATGCACATATTTACGTGCGATGTACAAGGAAATGCGTTTACGGCAGGTTCATCCGTTGCAAATGTCAATAGTGGTACAGGTGTTGTAAATGGAGGTTTAGTGATTGCTGATTGGGGCGGGGCACCAAAAATTGCTATTTATATAGTTGATAAATCTGCTATTGCAGGAAATGTAGTACAGTTTATAGATGTTTGGTATACATCCGCATAAAGAGGAGGTCAATACAAATGAATATTGGTGATGTAGTGATTTTAAACGAACAACAATGTGAAATAGTGGATATTCGAGAAGATGAAAACGGAAATCAAGTTATTGAATATGCCCCCGTTGTTTAACTAACGGGAATCGTTAGCTAAAAGGGAAGGATAAACCTTCCCTAGTTTTGAAAGGAGGTTTACTAGATGATCTTATCAGAAATGAAAACAGGGGTTGAATCAAGGATCGATGATACCGTATTGATTGGTGATTTACTTCGATGGCTCAACGATGCAAAAGACGACATGGCCCTAGAAATCAATGCAAATTTCCCAGATATCGTACAGACAGGAACAATGGATGATTTCTTTGTATTCGACAGCCGTTACCATATTGGGCCTGTTCTTTATGCTTGTGCTAGATTTAAAGAGCAACAACAGTCCGTAGGTGAAGCCAATAATTTCATGCAACAGTATCTAGACCTTCGTAGAAAATTTGTAGCTGATTATGAGGTTCCGGCTCAATACCGTGAAGATCGGCTATCCCAACAATTCACAGCAACGTCAGGACAAACGGATTTCACGATTACAAAGAATGGATACGATCCCAGCACAGGGGATTTAAAAATATACGTAAATAATATAGAAGTGGAATTCATCCCTTTAGCCGGCAAAACGTTCTCTCTAGTTATTCCAACGGTAGAAGGAGATGCAGTTACGGCTGTTTGGGAAGAGCATACTGATTTCGTAGATCCACCGTACAGCTTTTGGAATTGGTAGAAAGGAGGTAAACTATGCGTCAAAACATCAAGGTGAATCCAGCCGTTAAAGAGTTTGAATCCTATACTGATTTTTCAGGCGGGCTCAACTCGGAAATATCCAATGAAAAGTTGCGTGAAAACGAATATCCGGTCATGCAGAATGCGGATATTTCCAGCCGTGGATCAGCCAAACGCAGACCGGGACGAGTGAAGATTTTCGGAATCGAAGGTACGGCTCAAGGAATGTTCCATTACTATCGTGAAGGGCAGTCGGCTCCTGATATTATCCTAGCTATTTCAGGTAAGTTGTATCTGAAGCGGAACGGTGAAAATACAGCAACCGAAATGCCGATCACATACAACGATGAACCATTCGTATTCCAAGATGAATTACCTGTCGAAGCTGTTCAATATCGTACCGATCTGTTTGTAGCAACAGGTACGAAAATCGTAGAAATTAATTATGATTTCCTAGCCGATACCTTCACAGCCGGAATTATGGCTCCGTACAAGCCTACTGTTCAAGAGGTAATTAATATCGGGACCAATGCCCTAGCTTCTGATCCAGCTACTTGGATTCAAGAAAAAGAAGATTCTGTAGTTTCCATCGAAGGAATTACGACATCTATACCGCAAGGTGTGGTTAATTCAGCCGTTACATTTACCGCACACGTTAAAAAACCGGAAAGTGTAAATGTACATTACTCCTTTTCATGGAGAAAGACCGGATCTGGAACATATAACTATATTTTGACCGATTCACCCAACAATTACGCAGATATTACCTTTAATGAAATTGGTGGATACGATATTAAGGCCGAAACCAAACAAGTCACCTATTTAATTGATGATTACACATCTTTATGGACTTCCACTCAGGCAGGAATTACACAAACATTAGGTACGCATGATTGGGATGGGCAATTATATCAGAATCCAAGCTTGATTTTGACCACAAATGGAGGGACTTACGACACTTCCCTACCGTTAGTTACAAAAAATCTCTCTACTCCATTAGACTTAACTAAAGGCAACACGATCACATGGTATGTTAGTATATACAGTCCCGAAGCACCAGGATACACCATACCGCAAGGAGCTGTAAAATTAGCCTTTTATAATGATGTGAGCTCAACCACCCCTATTTTAACGTTGGAAAGTCCGGACGGAATTAGCGACCGTTCATTAGGAACTTCCTGGACAAAAATTACTTCCACCTACGACAGTTCGATTACCGGACTTGATAATATTGTAAAGATGGGATTCTTTAGTTTAACTGTTGGAACTCCTGCTACTGCTTGGAATCTAGTCACCGATGCGACAAGTTCCACAACAGACCATAGTACACGGATAGATCAAACGTCCATGTACATGTCCAACACGGAAACATCGTATGTAAAAACTAATTTTGAAGTGGTAGGAGTAGTTGATCCAACCACAGATCCTTCTACTTACGAAGCTATTCATTCAAGTCGTATGATTCGCCTGCATTATGATAAATTGCTTTTGGGTAAAGATTCGAAATATCCGGGACAGATTTATCTATCGCAAAACTTTAACCCACGGTATTTCCCTTCATCAAACGCTATGGATTTCTCTCTAGATCGTCGTGAGCCTGTGACGGAAGTGGTCAGATATCAGGACTTTCTAGTTGTTTTTACGAAATCTACCATTAGTTCGGTTGTAGGTAAAGTGACAAGTGAAATCACTGTTAGTTTGATTAACGATCATATCGGATGCATCGCAGACCGTTCAGCTAAAGTAGCTGGGAATAACATTATCTTCTTGAGTCAAGAAGGAGTGATGATGCTAAGACCGAACCAATATAAGCTAGCGCAGATGAACGTTCAGCGAATTGACTATCCGATTAAGTCAGAAATCACGTCTGACACTAACGCTTGTGCGATGGTTTATGATAATCAGTATTGGTTGAGCTTCCCTGATAAAAACACCATTTACCGTCTGAATTATGATAAGGGTGTTTGGGTAAAAGACACTTCTTCGAAATTGAACATTTCCCAGTTCTTAACTTACGGAAATGACGTATTCAATTTATCAACAGACGGTGTATTATACAAACACGATAATTCTGTATTTACAGATGATGGCGAAGCGTATACAATGGTAGTAGAGACAAAAATGCTAGATTTATCCGCTACTTTCAATAACAAGAAATTAAAAAATATCTATATCATGGCGAAGCATTATGCCGATCATCGAGTCGATTTGAATGTGAGGGTATATGCCGATTCTCAGATCGTACTGACTCCTGATTCTGGACAAGTAGTAATTGATCCCGACACGTTGGAAACCACATGGCAGACTACAACCGATCCGAATTTCAAGTATGCAAATGCCACTCAGTTTGGTACTTGGAAACTAGGAGAGTCGGTATTGGGTGATGTAAATATGTCGGTTCAGAAATCAGCCATTACAAGCCGGAAATGCCGTCGAGTCAAAGTATCGTTCGAGCATAATCTTCCTAGTTCTTGCGAGATTTTTGGATTCGGGCTTGAATTTAGACTAATCAAACCATAAAGGAGGGATACCATGTCCAAATTAAATGCTTCCGCTTTCCGAGATTGGAACAACGGAGAAGTGATGGGCGAAGCAGATTATGAGCAAGCGATCAACTTGCTCATGGCTGCTATCAATGATAACTTTGATCGACTCGTTAAGAGTTTCAAAGTACAAAATGCAGACGGTTCTGTAGCCACAACTATGAGCTTAGATACAGCAAAAAACTTCCTCCAGTTTAAAAAAGGAGATAATATTGATCTCGTTCTCGACACAGTTAATGGGATTTTAACAATTGCTGTAAAGCCAATCGGAACATCCATAATTCAAAACGGTGCTGTAACGAACGATAAAATTGCCCTAGGTACGATTACAGGAGATCGAATCGCTCCAGGAACAATTACAGATGAACAACTAGATCCAACTTCTGATTTTGTTACGACTCAAGCGATGGCAACACAAGCTCAAGCATCTGTAGAATGGCTGAAAATCAATAAAGATTTTCAGATGCGTCCGGTGACGTTCCAAGACTTAAAAGATCGTGGAATTACGTTTGGGATGCTACGAAACGGTTTTGTTAAATTCTATGCCTTTAAATTTTGGCGATTTGAATAGGAGGTGACAACATGCAAAGTACGACAAACTTAGGTTTGAATAAACCTGAAGATACAGATGTAATTGATGAGCAACTTTTCCTAGCTCAGAATTTTGATAAAATCGACGAGAAATTCGGTATTTTATCGAAAGTTGCAGTCAACGTATTATCTTACGGGGCAGACCCAACAGGAGCTACAGACTCATCCACAGCCATTCAGAACGCCCATAATGATGCTGGAATTGGTGCAGTTATCTTCTATCCTAAAGGTAAGTACAAAGTCAATGGAACGATCACCATGCAAGCAGGACAGAAAGTAAAGGGAACCGGATGGTCTACGATTGTAGGTCAAAATGCTGTTCAAGACGGTTCACAGATCGTCCAATATAGCACAAGTGACATTCCGCTATTTCAGTGTTTAGGTAGTGATGATGCACACCAACAAGAGCGAGGAGGATTTCAAGATATTGCTCTTGTAAATAATGTTCTTGGTAGTACGGTTGGGACAGCAATCAACGTGAAGAACGCAAGACAATGGATGTTAGAAAACGTCTATATTACTTCTTTCAATACAGGAATTAATCAATTAGAAAACTGTTGGCAGTGGACATTAAAAAATGTACGTATTTTTGATGCTAACACTTGTTTAATTGCTGATAGTGCTTGTGAAGATAGCACATACATTAGTTGTGTATTCAGACCTTACAGGACAAATAGTTACGGTGTGATACTGAAAAACCAATCCCAAACCAATCTATTTTTAGGGTGCGATATTTCCAACTGCTCAACCGCTATATGGATGCAACAAGGGGATAGTGCTGGAAACGGAACAGGAACACCATACGCCATGCACGCCACCTTTATTAATTGTCAATTTGAAGATCCAACCACAAGAGTATTTTACTTAACCTCTTCTAACGCTAATGCCAACAATCAATATCATCCTGGTTTAACCGTTATTGGATGTCGTACTTATGTTTATACGAATCCCAACACAGGGCAGATATTTGTTGAAGCGAATCAAGCATCACAGATTAAAGTGGAAACCTTAACGGGTAGCGGTCACAGTTGGGGTTTAAAATGTGGAGCAACGGTTGGGGTGGCTCAATGGAATAACAACAAGGCTATGATTTTAGGTAGTGGAGTGGCAACCGGAGCAACTACGGCAGTATCCATTACGCCTGGAAATCACCCATTGTGCCTTATGACTTCTGGTGCATTGAATTATACAGCGACTCAATACACGAAAATCCCGTTTAATGTGGTAACTTCTGATTATTGGAACTGGTACGATCCAACCAACGTAATTATTACACCAAAACGAAATCAATTAGTGAAAATTAAAATGAAAGTGGTTATCGATAGTGCTAACGCTGGTGATTATACGTTAATTATTAAGAAAAGCAACGTGGATTGGAAATCATTTTCTGCATATCAAGCTACCACTGGAAAGCCTTTGGTGATGGAAACGGAATTTTACGATACGCCAAATGGAACGAATGATTATTATTCTATTACCGTCAATTCCTCTGCAAGCTTCGCGCTTAACGCAAGTTCAAGTTACTTTTTGGTTGAGGTGTGCGGTAATTAATTTTCTATAAAAGATTCATTTTCTAGGGAACTAACCATTCCCTAGTTTCATACGAAAGGAGTGAAAATATGTCAACACCAAACTTAAATTTAACCAAAGCTCTAGCTATAGACGTTCCCGATGTAGACACTCATTGGAACGAAAACTGGGATAAGATTGATAATGGATTTGGAAATCTGTCGGTCTTTATTAATCCGAAATCCTACGGAGCGAAATTAGATGGGGTAACGGATGATACCACGGCAATTCAAAATGCTCTGAATGCTGTAAATGATGGAGATACGTTTCTATTACCTAATGGAACAGCATTAGTCACCAACCTTGTCATTCCAAACAAAATGAATATCACCTTGATTTTCCAAGGTACGTTAAAAGCGAAAACAGGTGGAGATACAGACTATCTTCTAGCCACTAATAACTATGTAAACAACGTAAATACCGCAGGAAACCCAATCAAATTAGTTAATCCGAAAATAGATGGAAGTAGCCTTGTAACAAATGGTTTAGTCATTCAAACGTGGAATACTGTGATTGAACACCCTGAAATTTACAATTGTGTTAACGGATTGAAAATGACCGCACAGACTAAAAACGGAACCACCATCACATCAACTCTTGTAAACAACACCATTTATAATCCAATTTTACGTAACAACTCAGGGGATGGACTTTTCGTTAATGATCCTAACCGAAATTTAGTTACAGACTATAAAGTTTTCTTAGGTGAAGTTTATTCCAACGGTGGGGATGGAATTGGACTTAATTCCTGTGCTGGGGCTTTAATATCAGGTACACACTTATACGGAAATACTGGATGGGATATTAACGTTTCTATTGGTAGTCTAGGATTCAGGATGGATGATGTGTATTGTGAGGATGCACAATCCATTAATTTTTCTGAGTTTAACACAGGTGTTTTTGTAAGTATGAACGGAAGTACATTAAACGGAAAAGTAAAAGCTTATGCAAGTAATGCTAACGCAGGAATTAAAGGGAACGGAAATACATTCCGAACCTCAAACGGACAATACGTCCAAGTATGGGGATTATCCACAGTTTATTCCACAGGGGATACGTTTGAAAGTTCTTCTCCCTATGTAGCTGTAGATGGTGGTGGAACTCCTAATGTTTCAGCACCAAATAAGTTTTATTCTAAAAACTGTGTAAGTACTGGCATAGGTGTAGATAAAGTTCTTTCTGGTTTACAAACAGGTTCAAACCTTACCCAAACGGAAGATAACCCTTCTTCTGCTCTTGTGTATCAAAGTTCAGCACAAACCGCATTAACTGCTGGAACATGGACGAAAATTCAATTTCAGACGAAAACATATGATAATTTATCTGAATTTGATGCTGTTACGAATTATCGATTTACTGCACAGAAAACAGGCTTTTATCATATCGCTTCCGCTATTGGGTGGGCTTCTCAACCGTCTGGAAACCGCACGTTATTGAGCATTTATAAGAATGGAGCTGAGTGGTTAAGGTTGTCTGATGATACGATTGGAGGGGCAAATAATTCCACTTCTAGCGGATCGGTTACAGCGAAATTGACCGCAGGAGATTACATTGAAGTATGGGCTTATACTTCAAACTCGATTGCACCTGTAGCAGGTCAAACAACGACTTATTTAGGAGTATCAAGGATTTCATAAACCCAATAGATTCAATCATCTAAAGAAAAGAGCTAGGGAATTTTCCCCTAGCTTTTTTGTTTTAGATGAAAGATTGATTTTCTCGGATTTAAGCTAGTGACAAATACACATCATCAAAGTAACTAATAACGGTTGCTCCTGCATTACTTGTTTTCAATGTAATAATGGCATATGCCGAATTTACAGGAATCTGTTGCCATCCGCTTGCCGCATATACAAAAGAATCAGAAGCGTTTTTTGCTATGGCTAACTGTGTACTTCCAAGACTAATATTATCTAGGTCATAAAATGTAATATACGGATAGCAAGCCCCAGTATTTAGATAAGTATCTACAAATAAGGAGAAATTATATTTCGTGTAATTCCCAAGAGGAATCTTTTTTGAATTTGCTGTACATCCCGTATATTGTCCACCAGTCATTTTTAAGGAATATAAACCATTATTATGTTTGGTGTTATCTGCTGAAATCGTTCCTTCTGTCGCTGTCCATCCCGTTGCATCTCCTGTTTCAAAATCTCCATTCAATACATGGGATAATTTAGGGTTATACATCAATGATGATGAAGCATTTACTTGTGTATCTCCTTGAATAATCGGTGGTGTACTTCCATCAAAATAATATTGGGTAGACTGACCGTGAAAATGACAGTTATCAAATATCGCCCATTCATTCAATGTACCGTAAATTGAAATATCATCCCATAAAGTACAATTATCTAAATATAATGTTCCGTCTGAAATGATTCGTCTAGCTGTTGGACTGTTTGCTACCGCATTTTCTAAATGACAATCAATTAAATACATAGCACCTGACGATGTACCATTTATCTTGGTCGTGTTTCGTGCGATATGTTCATTTAAATGATAATCAATTGATGTATTAACAAATTTTAAATTCCCTAAATAGTTATAGATACCGTGAACACAGTTCGCAAGAATACCGTCTTTAAAAACAATCTTCTCGCCACTATTAGCAATCCCAGTCTGATCGTAGTAAAAAGCATAATTGCAATATCGAATCCCACAATTATCAAAGGTAACGATATAGGAGTTAGAATCAAATTTCGTGGGTTTATCGAATCCTGTAATCGATACATTTCTAAATGTAATTTGATATGCTCCAATCTCTAAAGCTGTAAGGTTAGCGGTATAGGTTCCTGTGGTTAATGTCACATTTCCTTTTAGCCATATACCGTTCATCACTTCCGTTACGGCATCCACTCCACCATTAATGGTTATTGCTGACGCTGGCGTTGTGAGTCCCGAAAAATCAAAGATCGTAGCATAAGGGACACCCATCAAAAGAACATTGGTATAAAGAGTTAATCCTAGATTTTGCTTGTAGGTTCCAGGTGGACAAAAGACAATTCCCCCACCATTATTATGAGCGTCATTGATCGCATTCTGGATGGCTGTGGAATCGGATGTGGTTCCGTCTCCTTTTGCACCATACTTCGTGTCTTTTACGTTTCTTGAAAAAGACGATAAAATTCCAATTTGCTCATCTAGCTTATCCCAGTTCTCATTAAAAAAGGGTCCATAGTCAATAACGTCCGTATCTTGTGCTTTCTTTAGTTGTATATTCGTTGTTTCTGTATTCATATCTAAACCTCCTTTATTGGTCTTTTACTTCTATTCTACCATATTTCTCTACTATAATACAGATATTCGATAGAATTGTATTCAAATAAATACTAGATTGTGGTATTATAGGAATAGAACCTTGACAATGAAAGGAGAGTGTATTATGGCACAAGTGGGACTAAGACAATACTTCGAACAGGCCAATAAAAAAGTCGATTACAACGGAAATGACGGATCAATTACCATTACTGACCCAACTAGCGGGGCTTCTCGCAAATTGGGAGTTAATGATTATACAAATAGTAACGGAACCGCTTATGTGGATCAAGATGCAGCAAAAGGATTATTTGGAGGAGGCCAACAGCAAGCACCCTCTAGTTCTGGATTAAATCCTTTTGAATTATTTAAAGCAGCGACACAATGGAAACCGACTCCTATTAATGAAGGATCTTTGTGGAATTCAGCGTCTAATAAGGTAAATCAAATCTATAATCAATTCCAAAACCGAATCAACGGTCAAATTTCTAGATTAGATGCAAACCGTAATACGGTAATGAATCATTTGAACACCAATCTAGATAATCAAAAGCAAGATCTAGGGGACCAAACCTTCCGAAATTACATGGCAGCGAATGACCAAAAAGTGAAGCGTGGCATTGGCGGTATGGGCCTTGCCAATGATTTGGATACGAGGGTTGCTTTAGCTAACAATGAATCCTTAAAACAATTAGATCGTCAATATAACGACCAAGTATTCTCAGCCGATCAGAATTACAATACCAATCTCAACAGTTTGCAAGATAAACTTTCTAGTTTTGATTATCAAGGAAAACTAGACGATGCTTACCAGTCACTTTATAGGAATGCACTGAAAGCTCAGGCGAATGAATCAAATCCATTAATTGATGCTTGGAAAGCATTTGGATCATCTTTAGCTCCTGACGCTAACCATGTGTTAGATAATCAGACTGATATGTACAAATGGTTGAATCCTTCAGCCGATAATATCTTAGATAACAAAACAAAAATAGCTTCTGATATGCTTCCTTATCAATTCCAAACAGTTAATAATCAAGCAGATAATAAACGGGCTGTTGATATCGCAAATCAAAATACGCAATTCGACTACGCAAAATTGAAGCAAACCGCTTACGATAACGCTGCGGATCGTAATTTGAAATGGGATATTAACGCTGCAAATCTAGCAGAGAAGAAAGATGAGTTCGGATATTCTCTAGATATGAAAGCTAAAACCTTACAGAATACGGCTTATAATCAACAGGCCCAGCAGCAAGCAACGCTCGGTAAGAACTATGTAGCAGTTGCAAATCAGGCAGCAACTAGAATTAAACAGTATGAATCAGCCGGACAGCCTGTTCCTACTGAACTTCAAAAAGCTTACGATGAGGCCATGGCAAACGCAAAAACAGCTAATGACAATCTCGCTAAACTCGTTAGTAGTGCTGGCGGTGGCTCAAATTTTCAAATGCCAAATTAGGAGGTGGTGTGGATAAGTGGAAATCAAACATTCAGCAAACGGCTGAATCGACAAGTACAGATCCGGTTCTTTTAGCTACTATTATGCAAATGGAATCGAACGGAAATCCGAATGCCATTAACCATAACAATAATGGAACAACGGATTACGGAATCATGCAAGTGAATTCCGATACAGCGAAAGAGATGGGATTTGATATTCACCGTCTACAGACGGACCCTGATTACAACATGTGGGCTGCTGCTCAAGAAGTGAAAGCGAAGCAAGCAACCGCTAAACGAATTGGACTAGATCCAAATGATCCATTTAATATCTTTTGGCTGTATAACGGGTATTCTGCTCAAGGTAAAAAGTACGCTCAAAAAGCGATGGATATATACAACTCATTACAAGCAAGTAACGGTGCTACCTAAAGAAAGGAGGGAATAGTATGCCACCACGCTCACCTGAAGAAATTCTAGCTTCCCTAGATGCTACACTAGGGAAGCCGATTTCTGGATTAAACGATAATATCGGGAAAACTCCGGCTCCTAGTTTATTTAATCCTCCTCCTGCTCCGGCAGAATCTACATGGTCAAAAGTAGGAAACGGATTATTAACCGGATTAGATTACGCTTTGAAAGGTGCCGATTATGCCTTAACAAAGCCTATCCAAACTGTAGAATTAGCGGCATTAAACCCGCTGCAACAATTACAAGATATGTTCAATAATGGAACGCAAAAGGGAATCACCCATACTTTTGATTCCTGGAATCAGAACGGTCAAAACTTCCTAGATCAAATGAAGGATCTTTGGTCTAAACCATTTGCTTCTACGGCTCCCGATGCCATTAACAATTACTTCGGAACGAATAGTGCAAACAATACCGTTCAAAGTGGACCTTTAGCAGGATTGGATTATTCTCCAGGTAACTTACTTGACTTAGCGGGGCAGACTTTCGGTCCTTCAGGATTAGGTGCTTTAGCGAAAGCTGGAAAAGCAACCGTAGGCAGTATTGGTTTAGAAAATGCTGCACGTTCGGCTGCTGAAATTCCTGGAATTGAAGGAATGGGTCCAGAAACTCCAAACTGGTCGAATGTGCCTAACGACTTAGGATCTAGTGCAAATATAGGAGATATTCCAGATATCTTGAATGCTCCTTCTAAAATAGTTGATTCGACTAGACCTTCTAATGTAAACTTCCCTCAATTTACTCCGAAGAAATGGTCTCCAGCAGGAACAGACGAAGCTAGTCAAGAACTAGAGCAATTGCTCAATTTAGCTAAGGAAAATGGAGTTCCTGCGGGCCGTGAATACGAATACCTTCAGGGATTATATCCAACAATGGCGGGCCGTGAGGGAGTATCGTTTGACGAACTCTTAAATCAAATTAAGAATCCTTTAGATGCTTTGGAAGCAAAGAAAGTTAATGCTTATGGAGTCCCAAGCACGGAAGCGGTCAAAGGATTATTAAAATATCCCGAATTTCTAAATGAAACAAACGCTAGTCTAGGATCTAAATTAGACGAAATACCGGATTTCTTAAAAGGAATAGAAGAGGCTGCACCAACTTCTAGTTCAAATACACTTGAGGATCTTGGCGGTATTTTAAAAAATCCTGACATTGCAAAAGAAATAGACGGAATTTACGGAGCTAAACCAAAAAAGTCGGAGGGGGTCGGAGAAGTAAAAAGCGTAAATAACAACGCTGCAAAAACCTTTGATGATTTTGTCAATGAAGCTAATGTAGAAAAACTTCCAACGCATGAATTTGACCCGACCCCGTTGAAGGATATTTCCGTTTTCAATGCTCGTTGGAATGATCTCTACCGTAACACAGCAAAGGTTTTTGCCAAAGCTCCTCAAGCTCTAAAGGCAATTACCGAAAAATATCTAAATCCTTTTAATGATGCGAAGAAAGCAAATTTCGTAGAACAGAAGGAAATTACGGATCGTTTGAAGAATGAAGTAACAAGCAAAGGAATAGGCAAAGGCAGTAAAGAGAGTGCTGCGGTTCAGGCATTTGGGGAAGGTCGACTAACAAAAGCAGAATTACAGAAACAATTCCCTAGTTCATGGCAGAAGATTGAAAATGCGGAACAATTCTTTAGAAAAGAATACAACAATCTGATTGACCGTCAGAATGCGGTTTTAACTGAAGCCTATCCGAACGATCCTAGCAAACTCATTAAAAAGCGTAGTGATTACTTCCATCACTTTAATGAGTTACACGATATGTTTAAAGGGGCCATGAACTTATTCGAATCTCCAGGAGCAGCACAGTCTCTAGTTACAAAACCTTCGAATCTGAAGCGTAAAGCTCAAGAGTTCATGAATACTCGTAATGGGAAGCAGTTTACGGATGATGCGGTAGGAGGTTTCCTGAAGTACCTCCCAGGAGCAACTTACACGATTCACATTACACCACAGATCAACCAATTTAGAAAACTAGCCGATGCTCTAGCTACCCAGACTCGGATTAGTGGGACGCCAAAGGTACAAAATTACATCCAATCTTTGCGAGAACTAGCCGATGATCTAGCGGGTATGCCAAATCCGATTGACAAAGTAGCAAAAGGTGTTGTTCCTGAAAAAGTGTTTAATGTAGCCAATTACATTAACAACCGGGTTAAAACAAATATGGTTCTCGGTAGCGTATCTTCAGCTATTGGACAGTCACTAAACATTCCGAACGGAATTGCTTTCCTTCATGCAAACCCTAAGTTAATAACGAAAGGGTTAGAAATGACCGTTAAGCAATTCAAAAATGAGAATGCTCCAATCCGTAAATCGGGATTCATCTCAGAACGTTATGGAAGAGAGCTATACCGTCAGTTCGATACTCGTTGGTGGGAACAACCGAAGCGTGGGGCTGAATTCTTGCTAGAGGCTGTCGATAAAATGGGGACAAGCTTTATTTGGAATAGTGTGTATGCGAAAGGGATTGCTGATAAAGTAGCTGATCCAATTCGATATGCCGATTCGGTAACACACCGTATGGTTGCAGGCCGTGGAGTCGGGGAAGTTCCTCTAGGTCAGAAATCTCAACTAATGCAAATGCTCATTCCATTTACTCTAGAGGTTGGAAATGCGATGAAAGTAACAGGGGAATTTGCAAAACATGATCGAGCAGCCCTACTAACTCTTCTAGCTACTAACTTCGTCGCAAATATAGCACTTGAACATGTTCGTGGTTTCGGTGGAGGATTTGATCCGATCGGTGCCGGAATTGATGCCGGAAAGGATCTTGCAGATGGTAAGCCGGGTCAGGCTGCGGGCCGTATGGTTGGTGAATTCCTATCCAATGTTCCTGCTGGACAGTTTGTAGGATCACTGTATCCGCAAGATGGGCAAATAGCAGGAATGGATCTTCCATCACGTAAACAAATATTTGGAAAGTCTGATCCTACTCGATTTGGAACAGGTCCAGCATTTGCCGAAGCGATTAAGAATCCATTATTAGCTCTACTTCCATTCGGTGGAAACCAACTGAAGAAAACCTACGGTGGAATCAACGCCATTGAAAACGGTGGAGTATCAACAAAAAGTGGAAAGCAAGTGATGTTCCCAACGAGTGATAACAATATGGCTCAAGATCTTCAGATGCTATTGTTTGGCCCATACAGTACACCGAATGCTAGAAATTACTTCGATCAAAATAATAGACCTCTTAGCGAACTTCAGACGAAACAATTTAAGAACGCTACTAACAAGCAGACTATGTACGATAATATCCAAAAACAAAGAGATGTCGAAGCAAAGAAAAAAGAGGCTAAGAAAGGGGCGAAGTGATGGAATGGCTATTCGAAGTAGCGAAGATATGGGGTCCTGCTACAGCTCTAGTTTGCTGGGTGCTTTACACAAACTGGGTTAGAGAACAACGCTATCTAGGTATCGTACAAACTCTATCAGAAGAAGTAAAAGAGAGATTAACGAAGATAGAAACCATGGTTAAGAAAATACACTAGGAGGAATCAACATGTACGCTATTACACCTAAGTTCCTATCCGGTATCCCCAAACTCCCATTCCGTAATGGAGTGGGGGCTTATGAGGGAATTGTCCTTCATTCGACAGGTAACGGTGAGGATACAGCACTTGGAAATGTGAACTATGAGCAAGATCACTGGCAGGATGCTTTTGTCCATTATTTCATTGACGAAACAGGGATTTACCAAACAGCATCAACCGACTTTAGAGCCTGGGGAGCAGGGGCCAATGCCAACCCTCGATTCGTTCATATTGAACTATGTGAAACAAAAAATCACGACGATTTTCTAGTTTCCTACAATCAATATGTTTGGTTGGCTGGGTATTTACTCTACTCTAAAAAACTAGGGGTAACTCCAGCAAAAGCAGATGGAACAGGAACCCTATGGTCCCATGCCGATGTTACCAAAATTTTAGGAGGAACAACACATCCTGATCCTATTGATTTCCTAGCTTCTCACGGCAAAACATGGGCCAACGTAGTTAACGATGTGACTTATGTTTATAACCAGTATGTTGAGCAGGACAAACCGAAGTTTGTTCACTATATTACAGGTGGATTCCAAATTGGTTCGGATGCTCAAAAAGCATTTGAGGATTACATGAATTCTAAAAAATGGTGGTACACAAAGGAGGAAGCGTAATGACACAAACAACAATCTTACCAATCATCGCTTTATTTGCTCTAGTTATCAAATCTTTATGGGGAATTGAACTAACAGAGGATGTACAGACCGTTGTTGCAAATGCGATTTTCGCTATCGTAACAGGCGGTGTTACCCTTTGGGGAATCTTTAAAGACCATACAAAAAAGGATGCCTAAGCATCCTTTTCTTTTTTAAATTCAATCAGTTTTTTCAAGTACCATTCCGATTTTTCCAAATCTTGCAGGCCATTCTTGAGGCGGTATCTAAGGGTGTACTTTATTATATTACCCTTGAGGAATCCCTCATATTCTTCAGGTGTTGATTGGTCTTTGATAATGTCGATAACTTCTAGGTTCCCTGAAGTGTAATGAGGGGGTTTGTGAACCATAGGATCTTTACCACATAGATTTTTGGGGTCCATATTGTTTCATCAACCTTTCGTATAACTCAGGTTCGTGTTTACGTAACCGATCACGAATTTCTCTCCATTCAACCATAGGAGTTCCAAAGTAATCGTAAGCTGTATCCCATAAATCAGGATCTTGAGAATGGCATAATTCCCACATACCCCTTACCACTTTAACGGTATTTCCTTGGGCTCCTTTTTCCCAGATACGTTGTTTGAAGAACGACTGCATCAAGGTTAAAAAATTGAACTGATAAATAAACGGATTCAATTTTGCAGCCGTGGGCATCGC